CTCATTAAGAAGGAAACCTTCAACCACCCTCAGGGGATATCCCGAAGGAGAAATGAAATCGACACCGTGAGTTATACCCACGGCCCGAGATCATACCAACCACTCACACTCGTTTTCACTACGCGTGTGCGTGTCCTTCTCGGTAGTGCGTCTCTATTCAGATATGCACGTCCCGAGCCTTTCGTACACCACAACCTGCTTAAAAGCAGGCCGTGAGATTCACTTTCGACATAGAAGGGTTCTTCTATCGATAGTCTGATAGAATAACCCTGATGACCATGACGCAGTAGAGAAGGACGGGCTTCATCGAAATTAACGATGAGACCCCCATCACCTACTCCGTCAGGTATCATTAAAACTCGTTTAAAACGAGTTTTAATAAACCGACGTAGTCGGTCCCAGGCTCTAAAGAATCGAGCTTCGCAGCCGTATGAATACATACGATGAGAATAACGACGAATAGAGTTTGCGACTTTATACGCTTCGGCTTCATTGTCAATTGGATCTCTTAGGTAGAAAGGAGATATGTCTACTCCATTCCAATAGTGTTTTCCGCAGCTTTCACGGTAGTAAGAGCTCCAGTAACTTTTCTTGAGATTTAAAGAAAAGCCACAGAACTCGAACAACTTATGAAGGCCAAGGACAGCTTCTACGGGGACAATCAAATCGTCACCGTAGATACTAATAGACCTAGTGGGAATAGAGTGCTCAGTGCAGTAAGCAAAAGCTAGTGCATAGAACAGGAGAGACTCCAGTTCGAATGTATAACCGTTTCCCATTGAGGAAAACTTATCATACTCGACCAGAGTGTCACCCAACATACCAAAAGGAGACCTCAAACTTGCTAACACGTCTAACCAGCGAGCTGGTAAGAGTGATGTGACGCAAGCAATCGATATAGTGTCAGAAGCAGAGGAGAAGTCAATAGTGGCCAGGTTGTTAAACCTAGAGCCGATACGGGCCAATCTCTGATTATGACCTTGATCGTTAAGGTCGATCCTATTACGACGAAGGCGGCGACGAATCATGCTACCAATACCCTTCTGGAACCATAAGTTCCCGGAGGGTTCGATCGCAATAATTCGATCTGTCTTCGCGTTTTTAGGTACCGTCACAACTTTGTTATTCTTAGCAACTGACCATCGAGGTTCCCATAAGGGATACCACGATCGAAAATGCTTAGAAACAAGGTATAGACAGTTTGGGCTGATTTCGATTTCAGAATCGAACTTTCTTGTAGCCGTGGCTTCATGCGCTCTGATGTTGAGCGTGGAGCCAGGCCCCCAATTACAAGATTCCACGAACTCGTCGAGATCAAATTCACCGAGAATTTCTTCAATTTTTCGTCTTGCCGTATGAATATACGGAACGGCGGATTCCCCGCTGAAGAAAGTATCGTTGATTTGAGCACATTTCAACTCGGCAGAAAAGAACTTCTCTTTAGCAACGATTTCCCTATCGCGCTTAAGCGGTAGGAAAGTTGACTTAGAGAGAAGGGAAACTGCTTGGAGGGAATGTCTTGCATCCATTAGATCGTTATGATCGAATGGATTGAACTCAAGATCTATCAGCTGATCATATTCTCCGTATTTCAAGAGAAGGTAAGCAGCTAACGACTTTGAGCAGTCAAGAGCGACGAGTAGGTCAGACGCGACTAATGTCGAAATTTCAGATTGGTTCATACCAATATGGTCCTTATCAGAGGTGGAGAATATCTACGAGTTAATCCTAGTAGATACCTTCATATGTCGTCATAAACGCAGTAACAATTGCGTTTTGAAGCAACGTGTCGGCGAAAGCTTTCAAATCAAGTCGAGGAGTGAGTGCCTGATTTCTAGGCACCGCAATCTCGATTGAGCAGATAGCTTCATCGACCTTTTTAGTTGTATCGACGACATCCATGATAGGGATAGTAACTTTCAACTTTAAGCGGGCCTTTGACGACTTACTGCTGGGAGTGCGGCTGCTCCACGTTACGAATTTCTTCGCATCGTAGATAGCATCCGCAGTAGCCCAAGTAGCAACACCAGTCGAGGAATCAATTGTTAAGGGGTTAAAAGTCACGTTTGCTGCGGAATTATCCTTCAGCGTTAAGACAGCGAAAGCTGACATAGAGATTACCTATTTGGCAAGTTGTTGAATTGCCAAGACTAATGCATTCGCCCCATGAGTCAGACTTAGTGGGTTCTTGAACTGTGGAAAAGGAAGGGAGCTTGGAGCTCCGGTCTTAATCGCACGGTTAAAGTACTTATAAGTAGTCTCACCGGTTTGAGTTGCACCTTCGAACCCGCGGATACTACCGATACCTGATTTATGGGTAACAGTAATACGCGTCTTTCGAGTGTACAACGACGACTCGTGCCAATCGGTCACGGAGACGCCTGCAAACATATCTTGGGATGATATGAATTGGCCTATTGGTATAAACCAATCAACTACAAAGGACCACGGCATCGCCTCCCAACCAAGGGAGAGCGCATTAGTGAGTCCATGGCTGACAAGGAAGTTCTGAGCTGAATCTGCACCAGAAAACGTAATTTGGTTTTTTACAACCAAGCTATGAGTGCTGACGATCGTAACATAGGAGGAAGACGTTGCATAGCTTTGCACAGTCTCCCACTCTTTACGAGCAGATCCAGAATACTTACGCCATGTACGAGATTCGGAATTGAGCTCGTGAATCATATCACTTGCATCAGATACCAAAGGTAAAAGGCCATAAACAGCCTCGAGATAAGTAGACGCAAACTTGGCAGGATTAGTAACCCCGCGTTCGACTGCATCTGCAAAAGCCCGTTTACCTTTAAGCAAAAGGTCAGCGATCTGACCGCAGATAGACATGACGGATTTCTTCGTCTGATGTCGCTCAGCAGCAAGTTCACCAAGATTTGCTATACCATCTCGACACTTACTAGTCATCTTATAGAGCGATTCAGAGGATAATTGCGAAAAATAAGAGTTTTGCTCATTATTCTCAGCAACCCCTGGGTCAACTCCAAATGAATAGTAAGAACCACTGTGAGCTCCTTGCATTATTCCACTTATAATGGTGTTCCCCATAGGGGCATTATATTGAGATAAGGCAACAGTAGAGCTTTGAGAACCCATATTCGACGTCGTGGCAATTGTCAGACACCGATGTGGATTATACAGTGGTTGGCCTTCGACTCTATGTAATATCGTCTTATACGTTACGAATGGAATTTTTCCATAAACATATTTGGTACGATATCGGATAGATGTGCGAAAGATTTTCTTCACACGGTCGGGCGTATAACCAATAACATCACCAGCTGGTGAGGTTATAGGCCTTCCTCTGACTGTTCTCGTCGCAACTAACTCTTTCACTTTGTAAGGGATGGATTTAGTTCCAATAACACCAGTACGCCAACGTATAACTTTTGTTAAAACGCGGGATACCTGGTCGTTGGTCCAAACACCATTCTCACCAGAGCGAGAAAGACGATTGCGATTAACAGAGGAGTTACCAAAGAGAGGCGAATAACCTGAAAACGATGAGTAATAACTTGTCGTGTCAACGTCATTCTTCTCTAAGCCGTAAGGCATATGGTATCTCCTGGTCAGTAAAG